GCTGACAACCTACCAGAGAATGGTACATATATGTTACGACCTAATGATTCGTCGAATGTTCTAGCCCAATTTCCGTATGTGGCAGCATAACTGGAGTTGATGGCTTCATAATTGTGTCTCAACGGCCAGTATACATGTTTACTAAAAATGTGTGTCTTGTTACCTAATGTCTTATTGTTTTGACCTTGGACGAATATATATCTCAACGGGTCTAGCAATGTCATATGATCTTTTCTTTTATTTTGCGCGAAATTAACAAAAACGCTAGCAACAGCATTGTAATTGGCTATCGTGCGTTTTTTATTCTCTAAGACACGTGGTGTATAAAGATTATCATATCCCCATTGTCCGTCTGGATTTGTTGGTTCTTTAAAGTCATCATAACCAGGTTCACCTGGTACAAAACCAAATTCGTCTAATCCTAAACCGTCACCGACTTCAAAGTATGCTTCATCATCAAAAGATCTACGACCTCCGTGTGAGCCTACAAAAATTGTACCGAGACCACCTTCAACTGTTATATCTAGTGGGTATAGCTCGTGATTATCTATCGTTTCAAAAATATACTCCAATTTACTTGGTACAGCTCCGATATTCTTCGCATCTGCTTCTGTCTTCTTGAAAACACCACTAGGATACATCTTATCACCGGGGGCGATAGATGAACTCATTAAATTGACTACCCACCATCCTAAGTTCTGCTCTTCATCTCTATCGAGGAATGCTTTATGTGGTGGTGTTGATGGGTCGGATGATGTTGGATCAAATCCTGTATATTGTTCATGTTTCTGAGATAATACACGTATTCTCTTACCTGGTAAGGCGGAATCATTCATCCATGATCCGGATTTTTTACTTATATATGGATTAGTAATTGTTTTTATATTAATGGATGTATCAGTTACACTCTCCATGAAGAAAGATTCAGGTGCACCACCGGTTTGTCCGAATTTTTCTCTATAAAAACTCAACGATCCGGCATATGACTCAGTTAACACATAGTCAAGTTTAGCAACATCTGGGTTCAAGGTTGATTGCCTTATCTTGAATACACCAAGTGTTAGTATATCGTTAAACTCATTGGAGCTCATATCAAAATCTCCTAAATTCTCAATAACCTCAGATATAGAAACTTCTCCATCCTCGGCTGTACCGGAAAGCTTGAATGTAAGTCGACTTGATGGTACTTTGACTGTACTACCAGGTGTTGTGTTTTTATTAATAGATCTCAACTCTCTAACGCAGTCGAAGTCTGTTGCGGGGTTTAAATTTGTATTGTCCGATAGCGCGATGTAGTGGCCCTCAAATTTTTCATTTATAGCTCGTCGGGAATCATTGATGATAACTAATCCGGATTTTTGGATTTTCTCAATTGATGTATCACCAGGTGCGAATTCTTCTGGTTTATCTTGCCACACTATTTCATTATTAGTGAGTGTATCATACTCCTGCTGGGTCAAGGTTACATGTTCTGGTTGACCTATTAAATAAACATCACTATCAACGTATGGTGTACTTTGTTGAGTATGTATATTCCATAATGCACCAGTTGCGGCTTGATCTCTATATACGTCACCACTTAATGGTGTGTAATATGAGTTATAAAAATTTAATTTTTCCGGGTCAGTTGAATCTTTCCATGACTCAACAACCTCCATAGAAGGTCTAGTGTGTACCGGGTACACCAATGCTGTGTATTCTTCTCCTACTGTCTCACCTTCATTACTACCATATGGTAGACGAGATACAAATATATTTGCCGGGCTGTTGAAAGAAGCTTTAACAGTGTGGTGAAAATACCGCTCTGCGGCGTTTGTAGGTGTTCCGTAGAGTTGTTCGAACTCTGAAAGACTGCTCACCTGTAAGACTTCATCTACAGGTCCTTGGTTTGCGAATCCAGGTACAAGTATGTTTGTACCTATAGGTAAACTGGGTCTCAATGAAAGATCTATTTCATTGATCTCAACTCCGGGTGATTGTATTGTACGTGCCATGATGTGTTATTAGTATTTATTTAACTGCGAAAATATTTTTATAACTTATACAAGTTTTGCTACCATTTGACTGAATGAAAATTCGAATTTTGATTCAATTTCTTCTTCAGTTCTGTAGTTATAATCTATTGCACCGAGCTTGACTGGTACTACACCGATGAAATCAAATTGTATTTTTCGCTTATCATATTCATCCAAACCATAGACGGTCACCGTCGATGCATATGTCTCAAAAGGATTGTCGACTGGTGAAATTCCCTCAGCATCAAAAAATCCTTCTTTGTTGTTGTTTAGTAGATTTATCCATTTGTATATAACCCAGTAATTACTAAATTGATTATCTACAGTAAACCCAACAGATACATTTCCATACTCAGGTCTGTTGTGACTTGTGAAGTGAAATGTTTGACCGGAGAACTTAGTCTCACTATCCTGTACCATCACCTCTGGTATTTGAGTTGAAAATACACTATATGTTATAGTGTCAGAGTTTACAGTGCTATTATCTCTATCATCAGTTGTGTTGATCGCTTTGAGAGCAGGTGGTATGCCGAGAACCATGATGAACTTATCTGTACGGGCTTTGTTTAATTGCGATTGATTCATGTTTGAGTATTTAATCTTTAAGAAAGCTCCAACCAGCGGAAACTAAATCATCAATATCATTCTCTGAGGAATTCCCTATCAATGCTGGTAATGTATTTGTATTATGTAATTCATCATACACAGGTAGTGGGTTGTTTGTGAAATTAAAATCATCATACAAGCTCTTTATGATTAGCGGTTTTCCGTTATCATCGTACTGCGTTATCTCGAAATACCTCTCAGTTAATGTTTGTTCGAGTATCATGAGAGCCCAAATCAACGACATCACTCGATCATCCCATATATCTTTACCGTCACGGGCGCGCCATGTACCATTAGGCATGCGGATGAAGTTTTTGATTTCATTGACAGTGTCTACGTCTCTTATAACTACTGCATTCAGTTCGTTAACCCAGTATCTCATATTCATCACACCCTTATACTTTGTATTTGTATGTGCGAGTACACCAGCTCTGTTAGGATCTAGTTTCTTCATATTAGGCATGTATGTTACTATATGTTCATAGTTATGTTGATTTTTTAATGAATCTACGACTTGCGCTCCGCAATTGTTTCTCTCGATCAATGCTAACGGTGAGCCCCAATGTTGTAATATATCGAGCAATTTCGCTGTGAAGTTATATGGGCTAATATTATTACTATGATATATTGCTACTTGCTCTATGTGTGTGAGGTCTGTTATATCGAGTATCTGTGCACAACTAGCAGCCTGGTCTACTCCTTCACCTACATCAACACCCACAACGTATGTTCTCGAGCTATCCGGTGTGGTCCAAATTTTATAGTTACCATCATCGAGTAAATGTAAAGGTGATGTATTGTTAATGAATAGTTTTTCTAGTAAGTCTTCATTCAATATACTCTCACCCGTCTCTAAGAACTCATTACCGAATTCTTGTCGGAATACTTCTTCAGATCCGATAGTTCTAACCGTCTCATTCTTCCATCGGTCATCACGCCCGGGGACTTCCCACCAGTCAATCCTCTCTGGTGACCATCCATTCTCTTTTGCGACCGCGCCACTGTATAATCTATAAAATAGATTTTCTGTACCATTTGGGGTTGAAGCGATGAATATTTTAGATTTTTTAGATGAGGATATGATGGGGTATACAGAATTCCAGAACGGTTCGACTAGATTGGGTTCAATGAATGCTAACTCGTCTAATATCAAACAATTGACAGATTGACCTCTAGCTGCAGTTCCAGTAGTAGTGCTGATACCTACCCTACTACCATTCGCTAGTACCATACTAGTTTTTCCATACTCTTTAACCCCTGGCTTCAACCAATTAGGTAACTCTTCATACGCTAACCTTATCCTTTGAAAAATCTCTATTGCAGTGCCTTCTTTATTGGCTACTATTAGTACACGTTGGTCATTATTAAAACAAGCATTCCATAGAGCGTATATAGTCATCATCGTCGTTTTACCACACTGCCGAGATGCTAGCATTATAACGAATCGATTATCTCTCATGTTGCGAAGAGCACGCTTTTGACATTTATGAAGTGATATTGGC